TCAGCACCATCCGGTCAATCGGGATGCGGTTGTTCCGCTCAGCGCGTCGGCTAGGGCGAGGTGTCCTGCCCGTAGGCGCAGGCTCACTGCCTGTCGGCTGACGCCCTGGGCCAGGGCGATCTCCTCTTGGGTTAGCCCGAGGTGGTGGCGTAGGCGTAGGGCCTCGGTGACGGCGTCTTGGCGTACCGCGACCGCCTGCCATGCCCTGCTGATGTCCACGGCCATCACGTGCAGGTCGGATGTGCGGACGGTCATGCTTCGGCGTGATGCTGGGTTGACACAGACGCACTTACCGCACTGCCCGTGCCCGCCGTGGCGGTGTTCACAGTCACGGTGTGCGCCGTCGACCGTGCACCCCTCCCCCCACTGGTCGTCGTCGCAAGTGTGTGTGCATGAACCGGCTCCGCGCCGGCACCGGTCCGCGGATGGCGCGCGGGTGAGCCACGGTGGGTGCCCGAAGGCCACCGGGAGCATCACCGCGATGAGTTCGGGGCTGTACCGGCCCCTCCAATCCAGCGATCGGTAGGAGCCGGCAACGCCCACGGTCATGCGTGCTCCAGTTCAGATGTGTAGATGGTGTTGGCCGCCTTCGACGCGCGATGCCTGACGCGCCCGTTGAGCTCTTGGGTCAGGCGCAGAGTCAGCAGGGGCGGGTCGAGGCCTCTCAGCCGGTCCCTCGTGGCTACGAGGATGCGGCCCTCCTGGACCAGGTCGTCGTACTCGGCCAGCATTCCGACGGCCCACTGCTTGTACCAGGAGGCCACGACGCGAGCCGCCCGCTCGATCGCGGCGCTCTCCGGCCCATCCAGCACTGACTCCCAGTCGGGCTCCATGGACTCCACAGCAAAATCTTCCTTAGCAAGTCGGCTCACGGTGACACGCTCTGTATCCGGGTGCCGGCGTCTCGTGTGCTCGACCGCGACCACGCGCCACACTGGCGGCACTGCCACCGTTGATAGCGCCCGAGCTGTGTGTAGGCGTGCCCCTCACGCCGTAGGCCATCAGCGCCACACTGTGGGCACACCTGGTCCCCCTCGTCGCCCAGTAGGCGAGCGTTCGGAGCGCCCGGCAGCCAGCCGCTGAGCCGGTCGTGCAGTTCCTCCAGGAGCGTCACGTCGCGTTTGTTGTATTCCTCCATCTCCCGCCACGCTGACGCCTCGTTGGCGAGGCAGCGCGCCCAGAGGTCGAAACCGCCATGCTTCACCTTGCCCTCCAGGCCGAGCGCTTCGCTGACGTGTGCCAGCTTGTTGCTGGCGAATCTGAATTGCTTGCGCACCTGTTGGAGTAGGTCGAGCTGGGCGTAAGGAGCTGGTGGCTTCATCCCCGCCAACACGAACTCTCGATTTAGGTGGGGGATGTCGAAAGCTTTGCCGTTGTAGTGCACGACTAGGTCAGCATTGCTAAGAGCAGCGTGCGCCGCGTCCAGCATTCCCAAGTGGCCGGGGGAGTGGTCGCTGGCAAACGTGACCGGGCGGTCGCCGCGCCACTTCCAGGCGACACTGATGACCTGGCCGGCTTCCACCAATCGCTCTAGCGGGATGTTCTCTCGCCAAAGCTTCCACACGTACGCCAGATCCGGCGACGTTTCGATGTCGAGGTAGAGGATCTTCACCCCATCTCCTCCACCGGCACGTATTCGGTGATCACCTTTTTGCGGGGGATGACGCGGTGGAGGCGCGCCACGTCGCCCTCGTCCCAGACTGAGCTGTACTCGCCGTCGAACTGGGTCTTGTACCAGTAGGCCCAGTGGCTGGAGGCGCCCAGTTGCTGGACTACTAGGCAGTAGCGGTTTCCCCATTTCCACTCTTCGTATGCTTCGTTCTCCAGGATTTTCCAACCGTCGACTTCTCTGCCCATGGTCAACGCTTCTACAGTTTCCTGAGGGACATCAATGGCGTCCATGTTGATCGTGTCGGCTTTGCGTTCCTCGGCCCCTGCTCCACTTGCGCCCACGCCGTCCGCGGCGTACGGCCTCAGCGAGGCGCACAGGGCGCTCACGTCCTCGGGTTGCAGCGAGACGGCCCGACCCTGCACTGTGATCCATACGGTTTTGCCATCGCAGGACAACTCCGCAGTCAAAATGGCGTCCAGGTCATCAACGTCCGAGGCGAAGATCTGCATCATGGCGTACCCCTCTCGTGTGCGACCAGAGCAGCAAGCCCGGCCGCACCTACCTCCAGGTAGGTTTCGGTTACATCTCCGATGCGGAGTTGGACGCTGTGTGCCTGTCGCATCGCTCGACAAATTCGGCTGGCGAAAGCCGCGCCGGCGTCGTCCGGGTCTCCCCAGACCCAGACCCGCGAAAAGCCGGCGAGCATCCGGCGGTGATGGCCTTTCCATGCGTCGGCGCCAGGGATGGCGACCGCCGGTAGGCCGACTTGGTTGAGGATCATCGCATCGAATTCGCCTTCGCATACATGGATTTCGTCTCCGGCGGCGTGTATCGCTTGCACACAAAAGACCCTTGCAGGTTCGCCGGGTAGCCCCATGTATTTGCCGTGACCGGTATGGTTTTCCCTCGGGTCCTTTGGCTGGCGGCGCCGGCGCAACACGCCGCATGCTGGATCAATGCAGCGGAAGCGGATACTTACCGCTTGGCCGTCCCAACGCAGATACGGGATGGACAGCCAGCCGCTGAGCCGGCCGTGTCCTGACGCCGGGTCACTTACGACGCCAAGACGGTTTGTAACTGCTGTGTTTTTGCTTATCCCGCGAGCCAGCAGGACGGCTGCGGCGTCCGAAGTAAGAGCCGCCTGATACCGGCTCACCGCCTGGTCCAGCGTGGCTCTCTGTGAGGCCGAGCTCGGTTGCAAGGGCTCGCGCTCGCCCAAACGTCACACCCTCCCTCATCATCAGCAAGGTCCACGCATCCCCGCCCTGACCGCACGAGTGGCAGTGCCATAAGCCCTCATCGAGTTTGATCGAACAAGACGGGGTGCGGTCCTCGTGCAGCGGGCAGTGGATCATCTGCGTGTTTCGGGGTGTGGTTATGACGCCATAGTGTTCGAGTACGGCCTCAAGCGAGGGCCGGTCGGCTGGCTGATCCGACCCTCGCTCGCGCGGGCGCCAGGCGCTCATGGCCGGCGGCGCCTCGCCCGACGCCGCCTCGGCCTACCTGGCGCGATCACCACGCGCCCGAGGGCGCGGGTGGCCGGCGGGTCGCGCAGGTAGTCGGCCATGCGCTGTGCCGTTGTGGGGCTTTTGAGCCGGCCGAGTAGCCGGGTATTGCAGTGCGGGCACAGGATGCCCCGTACTGGTCCAGATTGGTTGTCTGCGTGCTCATGGTCGAGATGAAAGACTTCCCCGGTCCCGTCTGCCCTGATGCGAGGCTTGCGCTGGCAGATACCGCACCCACCCTCCTGCGCCTCCATGATCCGACCCCACTCGGCGAGCGTGATGCCGTAGACCTTGTTGATCCAGACCGCCCGCGCGGCCTGCTTGGAGCAGGCCGCCGAGCAGAACTTTCGTCGTCGTCCAGCGAGCACAGCGCCACACTCGACACAGGGGCTCGCTGAGGCACTGGTCATCGCAGCAGGAATACGGCCACGCCGCCGGCTCCGCACACGGCCCCGGCGACGGTAGTGATGGCCATGAAGATCGCGACGATCAGTACACCGGTCCTGTGGTTCTGGTTAGGCTCCATAGCAACTCCCGTCGGACGATGACTATCATTCGTGCTCGTAGAATTCGACATTGATTACGTCGCGCGTCACGGTCACGGTGGCGTGGTCGCCGAAAGCCTTCAGTAGTGCAACGTCGAATGCCCCCTGTTCAATCGCGTGAGCCAACGCCTCTATTGCCTGGCGGGCCGGATGCGCGGAGAAGGTGCGGCCAGTGGGGATTTCCACGTATTCCCAGGCGCGATAGCCCGACGCGCCTTCCTTTTTGCGTCGCTCGTACCGGAACTCTTCGCCGCCGCGAACTTCGATGTCGTAGTGGTAAACCCAGCCGTCCTCGCGTTCTCCGGCCAAGGTGCCCGCGGTGGTGTCCAGCAGAAAACACGGCTCGCTAGCCCCGAACTCACACACATCGCCGTCGTTGAAGTATGGAGTGTACTGGCGCCAGCGGATGCCTCTCACCGTGTCGTACAGAAAGACGGCCTGGATCAGTGGGCCAAGGTCATCAGCCGGGCGCTGGTCGATGTGGCTGCGGCTGCTCATATGAATGTCGCCCTCAACCGGAATCCCGAGAAAGTTGATACCGCTCACTTGCCCTCCCCTAGTAGAACTGAGATATTGACTTCTTTGCGCTTGCTCCCCGACATCCAGGGCTTGATCGGCATCCCCTCGATGTAGTTGGCCGGCGAGGGAAGCCAGCCCAGGTCCTCGATGATGTGCCGTTCGGCGATCAGTCGTACCGGCACCTCAACTGGCCTGGTCTTGCCGTGGACTGTGATTGTGTTGCCAAAGACGCGCTGGCAGAGGTAGACGCCGAGCGTGTGGTGGTAGATGCTGCGGTGTCGCACATCCCCGAGCACGGCCTTGCTCGAATCGATGAACTCTTCGATCGGCAGGTAGTCCTCGGCGAGGCCGCCCCATTTCCGAGCGGCCGACTTGGCATGGTGCCAGCTATTCATTCACCTCTCCCTATCTGGCATGGAAGCGGGTCAGCGCCGGCTCGGCGCGCAGAATCGCGTACCGCCTTGCCGTCGGGTCCGACGGTCCCATTCGCTGCTTGATGCAAGCGATCTTGTACTCAAGAGTGTTGGGGTCGAGGGCGACACTGAGCGACAGTTCCGGTTTTTCTGAGAGGCCGCCCTTGACCTCGTTTCGGCTGGGCGGGTCGTAGGGCGCGGTCTTTGCGTCCCATGACTTGTCCGATGCGTGGTGTAGCAGGATCGTGGTGGCCCCGGTTTCCCGCGCAAACGCTGCGGCATTGCTCATGACCGCCATCTGCACTGCGTAGTCGGCCTCGGCAAGCTCGAAGTCCATTAAATTATCAAACACCACCGCCCGCGGGTAGGCGTCCCAAAGCTCGACGTACGCCTCCAACTCCTCGTCCACCGAGCGCCAAGTAAGTGGTGAGCCGAAGGCGAACGTAATCGGCACCTGCGCGATAGCGGCCACGGTCTCCTGGCGGGCGCGTCCACCGCTGGTCATCCGAATCTCGATAGACTCAGTCGGCTCACCCAGTCGCATCCCGGCAAGCCGAGCTGCGGCAGTGAAGGCAGACATGTCGGCGCTGAAATACAAGGTCGGCAAAGCCATCTGGGCTGTCCACCATAGAGCAAATCCTGACTTCTGGCTGCCGCTGCGGCCGGCGATCATCACGACTTCGCCGTGCCGGGGCCGGACCCCCATTGCGTAGAGCGGCTGGAGGTCCGGCACCCGGGGCAGTTCGCGACCCGACTCGGCGTGCAGGCTGAGCGACCTGCCGGGCGTCAGCATCAGAAGTCCGGCACCTCGGCGAGCGCGGCCTGCATCTTGGCCTCTCGCTGCTCGTAGTAGGCCGCCGCCTTGTCGTAGTCGGTGTCAGGCGGCAGTCGGAGAACCCAGCTCTTGTTGCCCCCACTCTTTGGCTGGTGGTGATGGAGGATGGCGATCAGGGCCGGCGATGTGTCGCCTGATGCCTTCGCGGTCTCCAAGACTCCCTTGAGGTCGCGCGCCAGCACCGTGGCATTGATCTCGACCGTCCCCTCGAATGAGGGAGCGCGCTTGTCCAGGGCTTCCTGGGTGCGGAAAGCGGTGACCCGAGCTTTGACGTGATCCCGCAGGCCAAACTTGCCTTGGACCCCCTCGCGGACACTCAGCGGCTCAAAGATGAGCGCCAAGTCCGTGGCGTGGTTCTCCGGGCGAAAGAACGGGGTCAGGTTCCCGCCGATCGAATCCTTTTTAGCAAGTGCCATCAGTTGCTACCTCCCTGAAGTGCCTTGCCCCGTGCCCGCCACGCCGCCTCTACGGCCGCGTTGAATGGGTTGTGGGTGACCCAGAGCTGTTTGAGCTGGTCGACTGTGGTTGCTGCGTTGATCTCTTCCAGGAGCTTTTGGTTAGGGTCCTGCTGTTCGGCGACGGCAGTAGCTGCGAGCCACGGGTCACTGGTGGAATCCGCATGGGTCGCGCTGTCTTGGCTGATGACCTGTCCGCCCAGCTCTCGACCGAGGGTGGTCATGGCCCGGAGTTGCTGGGAGGCGTTGTGGACCGCCTCCACAAGGCTGCCCACTGGATCTAGGCCGAACGCGTCGATGATGCGCTGACGCAACGCGTCGGCCGTACTGGCGCGGATAACCAGGCTCGGACCGTCGGGACCTGCCAGGATCGTAGCGACGAAAGCGTCGTCCGCCTCGTGCGGAGTATCCATCACTTCCCTCCCTTAATCTTTCTTAGCAAGTGTTGCCGCAAGTGTTGGGTAGGGACGGAAAGCCCGGCGGCCACGGCTGCGGATGGCGCGGACCTCGCCGGCTAGGCGGAAGGCTTCCCATCCAAGCTGTAGGTCCACCCACATCACCTTGCATGTTCCAGTGCCGGCTGGCGCATTGACGATGAGCCCCCAGTGCAGGTTTAGGTCGGAGGGCCAAGGAATGCGAGCCCCGGTGTTCGGGTCGTACATCTCGCCATGGGCGTAGCCGGCGAGTTGTGTCGCCATTTTTAGGCCTCCGTACTCAACCGATCCGGTCTTGAGGTCGGTGATGAGGTGGCCCGCCGGTTCGCGGCCGTCGGGGTCGCGTCCGGCGTAGTAGCTCATGCGATCTGGGGTGCCGCCCACCTTGCACTCGTCGATGACGACAAACCTTTCGATCTCCTCGACCGCTAGGTCCACCGTTGCAAGCTTGTATGCCGCAATATCGGCTAGGTCTGCTGCCGATGCGCTTTTCGGCAGTCGCTCGCTTCTGTCTGCGTGTTCACTGAGCGTGTGTAGCCAGGTTCCGTGCTTGGCCTTGTCGCCGCTGCCGGCTGTCGAGGCACACTGTTCGGCGATACGGTTGAGCCGGTCCTTGTCTCCCTGAGCGTCTGCCTCCAGGATCTCGGCCACCAGACTTGCTCGTGCATCGTAAGACACCATAGCAAGTCCGGTCAACGTGAGGCGGTTTTTCCACTTCGTGAGGTTGGTCTTGTCGTCGAGTACGTCGATCCACGTCGTAAGGCGCGTGTACGCTTGGAGGGGGGTTGCCGGATTTGGCAGCCCGTCCGCGTCGAGCGGGATGATAAGCGGCTGCTTTTTCCTGTTGCGGGGTACGTCGTGGCTATCGCTCGTTTGGTGGACGTCCAGTGCTACCAGGGCCACCCAGATCCGCCTTTCGTACTAGGGGCACCATTAGACGCTGATGCTCATCCACCTCCAGCTCATCACCCGTCTCCAGCGGGTCTAGTTCCTCGAAGTTCGCTGCATCTACGAGTTTTAGCGCGGCTCTAATCTCGCTCGGAGGAGCCTCGGGCGAGACATGCATCCAGCCCAGCCCGGAATTCTCGTCGAGATCCACGCTAACAAGTTTGATCGAGTTTTCAATGGTGTGGTCCTGCGGCGGATGATCAAGCGCCGCCGGAACAACCTCGCCCTTCATACTCCCCCCGAAGTTGCCGGCCAGGTGAACCCGGCGAGGGTTCACACGGATTGTCACTGTAGTCCACATTGGTCGACGCTGCCATTGCGTTGGTGTTCGGCATCGGTCTGGTCGCCGTGCGTATGACGTTGGCGGATCGGCGAGGTTGGAACTGTAGCAGGAGTCATCACGGAGGACTACCCGACAATCCGGTCCGTCCCTTTTGAACCGACCTGCTGCCAGGCACGACGCTACGGGCACACCGCCGCGCGGCAGTATGCCCGTAGCGTCGTCAATCTCGCGAGCTTCGCGATCGAGAGGTCGCCCCGGGCTCCCGGATGAGATCATTGTCGATGCCTGGTCGGCGACGAACCAGCCAGAATCCCTGCTCGGTTTCGGGATCGTAGTGTACGACCGCATCCTGGTCCTCAAGGTTCCTCAGCCAGTCCTTGAGCGTTTTAGCTCGCTCTGCTGAGATAGGCAGGCCTTCCCGCCGCCGCCCCTCGTAGCGCAGCATTTGCAACATGTGTGAGTATCGATGCTGGCGCTCCACCGCCCATGGCACGAGGGCGGAATTGCTTACATGACGCTTGCTTAGCCCGAGCTGATACCGCCAATTTGATATCGTTCCGTATCCGATCTCGATATCGTACTTGCGTCGGTACTCGTCCACAATCCAGGAATACGATCTGTTTTCCTGCTCGTACCAACGAATAAATTCATTCTTGTCTACGAGCTTGCTCGCGGTCACGCTCGCCTCCTACAATTCAACCCCTGTAGACGACCATACCCGCACGATGGACAGGATAGCAAGTTGCGTAAAGAGGTCATCGTCATTGTGTGTGATGTGTGTCTAGACCCTGCCAGAAGGTACACCATAAGAGCCGATGACGGCAGGAGCGCCGTCTTGGACCGCTGCCCGCAACATGCGGTTGATCTAGAGGCCATGCTAGCACCTTCGGGCGGCAAGGGCAGGGCGAGGCGTCGCCCGGGTCGACCAGCCACGAAGGTGGTGAGCATGGATGAGGTGGAGCGGGCGCGGGCGCGGACCAAAAAATAGCGCCCCCGCGCCATCCGGTGAAGATGGCGCGGGGGCGCGGGCGGGTCAGGCTGCGGAAGGGTCCTCGGCGTCAGGCGCTGCAACCTCGGGTGATCCCGGGTTGGCTGACAGCCATGGCGCGTGCTCGTCTATCAGTCTGGCAACCGCGGGAGCGGTCATCAGGCGCGCGATCAGTGTTGCGCCAGCGGTGATGGCTCCGGCTGCGCTGGCCAGGTAGGCGTACGCCCGAGCGGGCATGACGCCTTCCAGTTCGGCGACGAGGACCGGCACGATCACCAGGAGCACGGTGCACGCCGACAGCAGGGCCTGGAGCGCCGTTCTTATACTGCGGCGGCGCATATCAAGATTGACGCTAGTCATAATGTGGTATAGCTCACTTCCGAAGGGCGTAGACGGTTTCGGGTCCAGCGATGCCGTCCCGCCTCAGGCCCCGCCTAGCCTGAAACGCCCATACCGCTCTATCGGTTATGGGACCGAAAATCCCGTCCTGGCTAACACCCAGGAGGCGCTGGAGTTCTTTCACATCGCTGCCACGCGCGCCACGCCGGAGGGGTCGCCGTAAAAGGCCGCTCCGCAGGGCACCCAGCGTCACCGGGCCCACGATGCCGTCAACCGGACAGTGGCGTGCGCGCTGGAAAGATCGCACCGCTTGATTGGTAATCGAGCCGAAAATGCCATCTGAGTCCAGCCTGTAGCCGTAGCGGCGTAGGTCGTCCTGAAGTGCCTTTACGTCTGTGCCCCTAGCTCCGGTGCGCAGGAGCCGTGAGCCGAGCTGGTGGACCGGCAGGGCGGGCGGGGGCTCATGGGTGAGCTTCGCTGCCACGCGCGCCAGCACCGTGGCATCAGCATTGATCTCGAAGTGCATCTCATCCTTGCGGCCCCTGTAGTCGCCACCCCACCTGACGACGCCGTCGCAGTCGTCGAGGATCTTGCGGATCGCCGTGGTCTGCGCCGTGCTGAACGTCCCCTGCTTTCCCATCGGGTGGCGCGGGGCGTTCAGGTCGATTGCGGTGCCGGAGGCGTGGTTGCTCAGCTCGGCTGAGCCCTCGATCCGCTTGTAGTGATAGCCCCAACACCACCCGTCATACAGCGGCTCCACGGTCTCATGAAACCGCTTGGCGACATACATCAGCACCGTCTGTACGTCGCCACCGCGCACACCCTGAGGTAGGTCCACACTCGTGCCGGGCACCTTTGGGGACACGACGCCGATGGCGTGCTTGTTGGGGTTGGCAGGCCAGCCGTTCTGGGATGTGGCCACAAAGACTCCTTAGCAAGTCAATCCGGTCGTCGGCCGACGGAGATGGTCGTCGAGTCGGTCGGACACCGCGGCCCGCTCGCCGCGCTCGACGCGGAGGTCGTCGCGTAGGTCTGCGATCTCTCGGTCCTGTCGGCGCTGGCCCTCGACGAGGGTTTCCACGCCAGCCAGGACGCGATCGACGTCGTCGCGAAGCGGGGTCTGGTGAGTGTTCGACACCTGGTGCCTGATCTCGGCAAGGTGGCGGTTTTGTCGCGCCTGAAGCCCACCAACCACCACGGCCGCCAGGCCAAAAGCACCTGAAATGAGGGCGACCTGAACGGTTGGGTCCATGTCAGCTCCCCTAGAGCGGGCGCACCAGGCAGCGGCGCCACTCGTACCCGCCGGGTACGGGCACCGCGGCCCAGACATCGGCCTCCTGCCACGCCATGCCGTCGGTGGTGGAAATCTTGAGGCCAGAGGTGGTGCGTATGAGGGCTGTGTCCGACCAGGCGCCCGCGCCTTTGGCGCTCACGCCCCGGACGCGCGTGTGGTACACGGTGCTCGGCGCAAGATTGCCGATGGTCGCCGACGGCGCAGGGGTGCTGATGGTCGAAGATACGGCGAAGGTTGGGGTGGTTGACCACTGCACGTCGTAGCCCATGATGGATGCACCGCCGTTGTCGCTTGGCGCCTCCCAGGTGATCTCCACGGCCGTCGCCCCGCGCGCCGTCTGGGTCGGCGCGGTCGGCGCGGTCGGTACCGTCGCCGTGGTGGTGACGGCGGTCGTCGCCGACCAGTCGCCCGTCAGTGCGCTCCCGTTGGTGGCGCGGACCCGGTAGTAGTAGGTGCTGGTGTGCGCCAGGCCGGTCACCTGAGCTGATGTGCTGCCGCCCGGCACGGTCGTGGACACAGCAGCCGCGAACGCCGGGCTGCCGGCTCGCTGGACCGTGTAGCTACTGATGCCAGCGCCACCGTCATCGGCCGGCGCGCTCCAGGCGATCGTCATGGACGAGCCGGTGACATCGGAGGCGGCTACTGAACCCGGGGCGCCGGGGTCCGTGATGCCCGTGGTAAAGGTTCGGACCCCCGACCACGGTCCCCATCCAGCGACAGAGGCGGCTCGCACTTTGGCGTACAGGCCCGTGCCCTTAGGAAGGCCGGTGGCCACGTGGGTGGTACCCCACGAGCTCGTGCTGTCGACGACGCGAGGGGTGGCGAAGCTCGACGAGGTGTCGATCCAGACCTGTCGTTGAGTCAAGCCCGCGCCGACGCTGCTGGGCGTAGACCATGAGAGCGAGGCTGTTGTTGGGTCTGAATCGGTGTGCCCGCTGACCAAGGGGGTGCCGGGAGCGGCTGGGAAGCGTGGAATCTGTGGTAGTGCCCAGCTACCACTGCCTGAGGAGCGATAGCCGCTGTAGCCGGTCATCGAGCCGGACAGGCTGAGCGTGGCAGCACCGCTGCTGTTGTGGTAAATGGTGCGCGTACCAGACCACACCGCATGATCGCGGACGCGGTAGTCCCCGGTGTGGCTCTTGATCCGCCCGGTCTGTCGGTAGACCGTCGAGCCACTGACCACAAGGGTGCCGTTGTCGAGCTGGCGGTCCAGCGGGCTGGCGTGGAAGCCCCACCCGAAGGTGACGGTGACGGTGGAGTAGTTCCCGCTAACGCTTTGCGACGACAGCGACCACTTAATGTATATGCCATTGGATGACGGCCGGATGGTGCCGGAGGTGGCCATTCTGCAACCTCCCTACAGCGGCTGAATCCAAATAGTTTCTGGTTGGGGAGTAGGCGCGGCGGACTGTACGATCAGACTGTAATTGCTCCACCGGTTTGCGTTTGGCGCGGTTGCCGGATGCAGGTCGACCCATTGCGTCCCGTTGTGGTACTCCCATCTGCCCAATGTCACATTGAGACCGAGCTTCCCCCTTCGGGGGTTTGTCGGGCGACCCAAAGTGGACCATGTCCCAACGGTGTTGCCGACGAATTTACGCTCATCGGTGATGTAGGCGGTCAGCATTGTGCCAGCGCCGGGCGGAATCTCCAGGCGCGCTAGCGGCAGCTCATAAAGGCCAGTGTCGGTTTGGGTCATCCCCGGCGGCGCCGGCGTGGGGGATGGTGTGCCGTTTTTGACCGTGAAGATCATGCTGTTAGACGCGCGGTCGAGTCGCAGGATCGCACGATCGATCCGGGTGTGCGACGGGTCGCCGTTGGCTACGGGGGCCGGGCCCTCAGTGCCAGTGCTGTAGCCCATGTGGCCACGGAGCACAGCGGTGCCTGCGGCAGCCACGCACGTCATGCCGGAGCTGGCCGAGACCTGAAATCCACTGCCGCCGAGGGAGCCGACGATACCGTCATCAACCGCCTCGCCCAGCAAGAGCGAGTACTCAGACTCCGAGGTGTCCTGGTCGTCGAAGGGGAAAGCAGTGATTGCCACGTGATCCTCCCGGCTACTCCGGCTACTGGGCCCAGCGAATGGGCGTGACGCGAAGGACGGGATAGGAAACGCCCGTGGTGCCGCTGCCCTGCTTGTACGCTCGGACCCTGAACGTGTGCGTTCCGGCCTCCAAGCGACCGGTCATGGACATGAAGTGCTGCCCGTCGCCCGGCTCCACGCCCTGTGTGGACTCGTAGAGCACCTGACCCCAGGCACCACCAAGGGCACCGTTGGGGGTGCCGCCGTTGTGGCTTATCCCAGCCCTGACGTTGGTGCCCGCTGGAGCTGCGGCTGACAGCCAGGCGCCGAATTCAACCTGCACAATCGCGGCTCTCGTTAGCTCCAGCGTGATCGACAGGCTCGTCGGCAGGTCCGCCCAGCTCGCAGCGGACACCACGTTGGGGCTGGAGTAAGAGGCCGTCACTGGGTCCGGTGGTGCGGCGTCCTTCGAGGCGGCCAACGCCGCTGGCGTCACACTGCTGCGCTCCAGACTGGATACGCGTGACGCGAGGGCTCGGGCTTGCCGGGCGGGATGACGGTCGATTGCGACCGGGTTGCCCAGGATGACACCCATCCGGAACCCGTCCTTGTCGTGTTTGAGCACGTAGCCGGTGATGTCGGCCCGCATCTCGTGGCCCTGGACGACTACCGTGATGTGGTCGCCGAGACCCCACTCGACGCCGAAGGCCGAGTAGAAGTCCTCCATCGGCACGACCTGGACGGCGATCTGCGAGTAGCCGCCCTTTTGGAGAGCCTCCTCGCCGGCCTGGATCAGCTCGTCGGTGCCGTCCTGCTGGCGGCGATCCACGAACCGCTCGATCCGTCGGCCCCAGTCCGCCTCTCCCGCACGGGACTCGGGGCTGCTGACCGCGACGAACTGCCGCTCAGTCAGCCACTCCTGCTCCGTTGCGCCCTGGTTGCGCTCGACATCCTGCCCGGCCACGATGGCGCGGGTGATGGACGGGGGAGCGGTGGCGACCTTGTGGCCGGCGAGCTGGTTGTTGCGGATGTCCAACCGGATACTGCGGCTGCGGTCAGCCACACCGGCGGTCTGGAATTCCAGCCTGTTGCCGATCTGCACAACCCGGAAGCCGATGCCGGCTGTCGTCGCCAAGTCCGCTAGGAGGTCGCCCAGAACGTCGAAACGGGCGCGCTTGGTAACGACCGGACCGCGGTGACCGTTGGTGCCGAGCTGGAGCCGGTCGTCACGTCGGGAGCCGAGGTTCGGGTCCGCGCCAACCGGGGCGGAGGGTCCGAGATTCGCATCGACGAAGCTGAACATCAGGTCTTCGCACGTGCCGGTACGGACGTCGTGCGTATCCTCCTGGCCAGCCGGGTCGAGGTCGGAGGGATTGGGGAAGCACAGCCGGTCGGCCAGGATTATGCTGTCGGTGACGCCCTCCACCGTCAGTGTTCCGTTTGGGTCCGTGGAGGTGGCCGAGTCCTCAGGTTTGACCGTCGGCCCGGACATCAGGACGTCGCCGCTCTCCAGCGTCACGATGATGCCTGAGCCGGGTTGGCGCAGGACGTCCGCCAGCAGGCTCTCGCTGGGGAGCGTGAGTGCCCAGGAGCCGACGTTCCTGTGCTGGTCCTCGATCATGAGGGAGAGGTCCGTCGGTGGGATCTGGCCGATGCGGTCAAGGTTCTTGTCTCGCACCTCGACGGTCAGGTGGGTGATGTCCATCTAGATCACCGCCCACTTCCGGGGATACCATGTCGCCGTGATCTTGGTGGCGCCAGAAGTGCCATATGCCACAATCGTGGCCCGCGACTCGCCGGATACGATCGACCACAGCCGAGGTGCTGGAAGTAGTTCGTCGTACCGATTAGTCCCGCCCTGGTCGTAAACCCGGGCCCGCTCGGTGTCGATTGTCAAGGTCTCACCCTCGGCCAGATTCCCATCCCAGACAAACTGTTCGCCAGCGTCGCTGGCCGCGAGAAAAGCCGGGTCAGCCGGGCCACTCGCAATCGGTCCCTTGATGGTCCAGATGACAGGAGAGCTGGCATCACCCGGATTCTCAAAAAGAACCGACCCATTGGCGGTGCTGCCGGACACGCGGAGTTGCGATAGCGAAGTCGACCCCTTGAGCAGGCCGCGGCCCGCATTGTCGGAGCGAATAATTCGCTGCAACGGATAGCGCGCCTGCCAGAACGGCCTGCCAGCGCGTAACGTGACAATCGTCGTCAACTCATTCTCGCCGATTGTGTCCTCGCCGTAGACGTACCTGCCACCGCCGACGCGATGGCACGTGAGCCCCCACTCCTCGCCGTCACCCTCGACCCACCAGAGGCCAATCTGGTGAGTGAGCATCCTGGAGAGCCGGGCCAGAATCGTTTTAAGGTGAACGCGATCCCGAGCTTTCACGTGCAAGGGAATGTCGACATCACGGGGCTGAATACGTTGGCCACGAAAGGTCGCACCGTCTCCTGCGCCCTCAATCCAGTTGACCGCTACGGGCGGGAGGTCCAGGCCGGTCACGCCAGTCAGGGCCTCCACGCCGTAGCCGGTCAAGGAAATTTCGTGTAGGTCGAGCGCATCGTCGGATGTCTCAAAGCGAAGATGGGGCATCTCTCACCATCCGAATGCGCGAGCGCGGCCGACCGCGGCGAACAGATCCTCCTCGGCTCCCAGTGAACTGCCAGGGGCCGCATGGTAAATAAGTGTGTTGCCGGCGGGCTGCGCTTGTCCGGAATACATGGAGGCGCTGACGCCGAGGCTGGCGGCTGGCGTACCGAATCGGGTGCCGCCGATTTCCTGAGTGAATCCAGCAAGCGATCGGCGCACGGCGTCATATTGCGACTCCATGCCCTCCAGGAGGCCCTGGATAATCAGCTCACCAGCGTGTACCAGCAAGACTGCGTCGTACTCCTCGGGCCCCTTGAGGTTTCGGATTTTGTCACCGATGCCGCCGAGCCAGTCGGAGACGCTGGCCCATGTTGCCTTGAGGCCCTTCCACAGTCCACTCATAATTGCGCGCCCGGTGCTGACCAAGAGGTTGCCGAGGTTGCCGATCGCGCTCAGGGTCCGTGAACCCAAGCCACCGAGCCAATGACCGGTTGTGCGCCACACCGATAGGAGCGATTCGTATATCCTGCCCCAGGCGCCACCGAAGAACCCCCTCACTTTTCCAGCGAGATTACCGATCGCGCCGAGCACGCCGCTCCACAAACCACCATAGAACCCGACCACCTTTTGCACCGATTCGAGAGCAGTATTAATGACCCACTGAAAGGCCTCCTGGAGGAATGATGTCACTTTCCCCCAGTTCGCCTTGAGGCCGCTAAGGAGGCCGGTAACAAGGTCGGTGGCGATCTCGATAAATACCCGCGAGGGGGAGTGGATGCCGAGGAAGTCCTTGATCCAGGCAATCGCTGATTTCCAGATATTCTGGAAGAACTCGATGATCTTAGTCCAGGCGTCGCGCCACCAAGTCGTGAAGCCTTCGATGCCATCGGCGACTGCGGTCAGGCCCACGCTGAGCTGGGTGGATACTGAGAGCATTCCGGCCGCGAACGCCCCGACCACCAGGTCGATAACGGCGACGAGGCCCGTGAGAAGGAATGTCAGCGGAGGTAACAGTGCCCCGATGATGAGCTGAAGGATGGGAATCACAAGTTGTAGCGCGTTCGCCGCGGCCTGAATCACCGGCGGGATGATCGGCAGGATCGCCTCGACGAGCTGAAGCAGCAATGGGATCAGGGGGGTTAGCGCCGTCAGCAGTAGGTCTACGAGCATCGGCACTAGCGGCGCCAATGACTCGACAACCATGGGCATGACTGAGGCGATCATGCCGAATGCAGGCACAAGCTGAGCGATCAGCCCTGCCAGCGGATCGAGTACCGCGAGTAAGGCGTTAGCGAACAGGTCCACAATTAGCGGCGCAAGCCCGATAATCGGAGACAACGCTGGAATCAGGGCGATGAGAGCGTTGGCGATTGCGTCGATCGCTGCGTGCAGCGCCGGATTAGAGAACGCGTCAGCCAGCACGCTCGCGATCTGTTCGATGACCGGCGACAGCGCCAGCAGGACTCGCTGGAGACCGTCGGCCAACACGGTGATAAGCGGCATCAGCGATTGAAGGATCGCACCAAACGACGGGGCGAGCGTCCCAAACGTCTGCCCGATCTGCGCTGCGAGCAGGCCCAGCGTCGGCCCCAGCGCACCAATCAGGTCAGCCACCGCCGCAAATGCGGGTAGCAGCGCTTGGACCCCGTCCGCTACGCCGCGAATGAACGTGGTGAAGCCCACCAGAACGGAAGGGTCATTCAATAGCCCACCGAGGGCGCTCATTACGTTGCCCAGGGTCGTACCAATCACTGGCAGTACATTTGCCAATATCTGGGTGATCCCGCTGAACGCCTCCCGGAAGCCGCCTTCCGAGGCTGTGAAGAAGTTGTCGAACATGGTGTGCGCTGCCGAGAAGAATGCAGTTAGCTCAGGCTGGACCTCGCGCAATACCTGTGCGATCTGCTGGAGCGCGAGCCCTAGGGAGCCAAACGACGCAGCTCCACCTGCGCTAGCCGCATCGAATAGCGCCCCGAAGATGCCGGCGGCACCGCCAACGATCTCGAATACGCCAGCGAGCGCGCTGATCGTGGTGGTGATCGTTTCGTTCAGCCTTTCGCCGGCCACCGTGGACTCGAACCAGGCCGCGAACTCGTCGGTGATCTGGCCCATCAGCTCCGCCAGGGGCGGCAGCAGGCCAGACCCGAGTTGACCGAACATCGTGAGGATGCTGGCCAGAGCCGGGGTGTGGCCGGCGAAGATTCCGATCGAGTCGGACAGGGCGGCGAACATCCCCGGGAGTGCCGGCAGGAACGTGGCGGACAGGTCGGAGGAGAGGCTGCCGAAGAAGCCTCCGACCTGCGTCGAGACGACTTGGAGTCCCGCGCTGATCAGCGGCAAAGCCTCCATAGCAAGTGCGTTGATGGGTCCACGCGCGACAGCCCAGAACGCCTCGCTGATGACCCCCTGGAGCGCCCGAAACCCCTCGGCGACCGCCGGGAGCCGTTGAGGCAGGTCCTTGAGGGCTGCGGCTGCCGTACCGATGCCAATGGCGATGCCCGGCAGCGTCAGCAATAGGGGAGTGAGCTGCGCCAGCGACCCGGCCAGGCCAATGAGATTGGACGTCAGCGCGATCACCGCGCCAGACATCGCCAGGACACCGACCGTACCTGCGGCGAAGTTCGGCAGATTTGTGAACAAACCTGTCAGCAGGGAGCGTGCCTGCCGGAGACCGTCGGTAAAGGCCTGAAACGTCGACAAGGTGGCGAAAAAGCTGCCCGCCTGGGCTATGGCGCTACTGAAGTCAAGGTCAATGGGGATGCTGCGTGGGCGCGTCAGGTACGCCATCGTGGCCATGAGCGCGGCGCGCGCCGTGGAGGTGACCTCCGGCTCGACCGGCAGGTGCACGTCAGGGGTAAACGCGGTGACTTCCGCGACCAGCTTGCCCAGGTCCCGCTGGAGCTTGAGCCGCGCGGCCGGATCGACCTCCGCGTCGATCTTTGCCGCCAGGTCGTCGCGGGCCCTGAGCATCAGAGCCATCTCGTTGACGGCCCGGTCAACCGCAGAGCGGTCCAGCTCCGCGTCAATGCGCAGGGCGGCGGCCTCGACGATAGAACGGGCCTCAGCCAGAGTGTCGATAAACGACTGTTCGTTGGCTCTCGCCTCGACTAGCAGCCGGGCGGCGTCGGCCTCGTCGAGCGTGCGCTGAAGCCGAGACTTGGCCGCTTCCAGGCTTTCCTCGTTCAGCTCCACGTTGAGCAAGAAGTCGGCGCGCACGTCGCGCAGCTCCTTGTCAATTTTCTTGATCGCGCGCTGGATACTGTCGCCATCGTCCAAATCGATTTCCAGGTCGATGCCGACCTCGCCGATCCGGGTTTCGATCAGATCCTTCGCCGCAGTCAGGTCGGCCTCGTTCAGGTCGACGGGCAGACTGATTGCGCCAAGGTTGACCAGTTCGCGGTTGATGCGTCCGAGCGCCCCCTGGAGAGACCCGGCGTCGTCGAGGTTGACCTTGAGGGTGATGTCCTGCATCGCAGCCTGCGCGGCAGCACGCACGCTCCTGGCCTCAGCCGCCACCGTCGCGGCGACGCCGTCCTCCAGCTCGACACCGATTTCGGCCGTCAGCTCGGGGAGGCGCTTTTCCTCCGCTTCGAGCTTGCCCTTGGCGGTCTCGCGAAAGGTCGAGGTGTCGGGAGAAACCCGTACTCGGACTTCGCCGATTTCGTCCATCAGCCCTTCCCGATCATTCGCAGAATGGCCTGCCGTGCCGTGACTCTCGTGGCAGGGATGGACTCAGAGCTGGGCCGCTTGGGGCGCGGGTACTCCGGCAGCTTCGGCGGACCCTTCTTGCCCCAGTTGCCGGCGGCGCGGGTGTTCAGGTTGAGCGCGTCATAGAGGTTGGCGACCATATGCCGATCGGCGCCCCAGCCGTAGTGCTCACGCCCCCCGGTAGCGAGGGCCGCGGTGAGGCTGTCGTCCGGTAGGGCCTGCACGGCAGCGAGCACAAGGACGGGATGCGGACCGCGACCCTCGATGACGTCGACCAGGTCGATGCCGTAGTAGCGGCGTAGGTCCGGGTAGATCCCGTCTCCGTGCTCGTCGATTAGCCGTGCGAGGCCGAGGCTTCCCCCGACCGCGTGCACCGTCCATACTCGGCAACCAGCTCGGCGAGCACGGTCAGGTCGCCACCGATCGCCCGCAACAGCAGGTCACCTCCGGCCTTCGTGTCGGCCGCCAGGAGGACCAGCGTTTGCAAGATCTCCTCCTGGTCAGCCCCGTCCTCGTTCACGCGCGCCTGGAGCTGCGTCATCTCCTTGCGCGCCCGCTTGGGCAGGCGCAGCGGGTTGAGAAGCTGCACGGTTTTGTCGCCCACCTCCACGGGCAAGCTGGCGTACTTGGTCGCAGCCGTAGCGCGAATGTCATCGAGGTTCATAGACGGCCGACCTCCGGGTCTCGTCGGCGGACGCGGGGAAGCCCCTGACCCGGCCGGGTCCGCCTCGCAGCCGGGTCAGGGGAGCTGTGATTGGTTAGGGCGCGGCTCCGTCGGCCCAGGCCGCACCGGTCCAGTGGGCCTGCTCTCCGCCGTCGAGTAGGACGTACTGCCCGGTGGTCCAGGCGCTTGACGGGGAGGCCGCGATAGCCGACATTGCGGCCAGCGACGCCGGCAGGTCCGCGCCCGCCGGGGTGTAGGTGCCGGGGGTGCCGGCGGTAGCGTCCGTGGCCACAATCCCGCCCAGCGGGGTCAGCGCGTACGTCCACTCATTCGTCGAGTAGATGAGCGGCTTGATGGTCAGCGGCAGGCCAACCAGCGACTCCGCGTCAGCAACTGCCACGTCGTCGCCCCTGAAGATTTCCGCGCGTGGCGCATAGAGGCCGAAGGTGTTACTGCCGTCGGCGAAAATGGCCAGAAATGCGGCCTCGGTCGGCTCCGGTGACTGCGGAATGCCCAGCGTTCCATCCGCCAAAAGAGGCGCATTAGCGCCATAGTAGAGCCGCAACGAACGCCGATCAAACTGGTTGACGGTGATAGCGAACGTCTCGGTTCGCGGAGCATACGTGGTGCGCAAGGACTTGGACTGAAGCGTGCCCAGGGTGGTCGCGTCTCCGCCCTCGGAGGCAAAACTGAAAATGTCCTCCAAAGAGGTGTGGCCAACCGTTTCCCATGGGGCTGCGGGCGCCACGGCAAGCGTGCCGGGCATTTCGGTGCCGACGGGCCCCGTGTAAAAATTTCCCGACCCCACCACCAGGGTCGCGTTGTCGATCTTAGCCATTCCGGCCGCTCCTTATGGATGTGGGTAGGGGGCGTGCGTGGGCTTGCGGATGGTCAGTCGGTAGCGACCCTCGTAGCGCCAGGTATTGGAGGGCAGGTCGGCGTACTGGACCGGTCCGGCCGACGTAGCCCAGTCAGGGCGCCGCCGCGCTGGAGACAGGGTTTGGAACCCCCGAATCCAGCCGATGCTCGCGTTACCCCAGTTGCTCAACCACGCGTCCCGCAGAGCTACCCGCACCGAGTCGGAGATGATCGCTGCATTACGGTCACCGTCTGGGTCTGATGCGTACGCGTGGATGGCGACATCAGCACGCTCAATGAAGCGCCCGTCACTGTCGGCGAGGTAGAAAGTCGGCAAACGTCGACACAGGACTACCGGAAACCCCTGGCTCTTTCGGATCTGCGTCACAATCTCGATGTCCGGCAGCGCCTCGCGTAGGACCGCGAGCAGGACGTCCTCGACGGGAACCCGTTCGGCCATCGCCGCGACCTGCGGCGGCACCTCACCCATTACCGCCTCCTCAGCTCCGAGCGATGGCGGTCTGCGACGACCTGCACGGCCCGTTCCAGAAGAAACAGGCCCTCCATTTCGCCCATGGGCAGGCCGGTCTCATCGTCGTAGAATTCGACCCTTCGCCCGCGCTCGATGTTGATGGCGGCACCGTCCCCGCGCTCGTCGTTGAGCACCACATCCCAGCCGCCACGCCACTTCAGAACGTCGATGTAGGCGTCCCAGTCGACGTGCCTACCAATGGCAATAGAGTAGTCGCGGGCCTCGATCAGAAAGGCGTCCGCATAGGCCTTAATCTCGAATGCGTACTTGCCGAGTGCTTGTTGCACTCCGGCCATTCCCGCGATTCGATCCTCCAGTGGAGTGCCGTTAAGGAATTTGTAGACTTCGCTCATTAGCTCGATTAGCTCGGTCGACGTCTGATGTCTATCGTGTAGTGTCGTGTGTGTCGCGTGCCATGGTGGTAGGCCGGCGGCACGACGACGTCCCACATAGAGCCAGCCCAGAACACCCGCGACCAGGACGTGACCCCAGTCGTATCCGCCCCCAAAATGATGCGTGCGATGTCGATGTCCTGCTGGCCCGCTAGTTCCGCCCGCGACGACCGTTGCGGGATAACCACAGCTTTCACCTGCATCGGCTGATCGGCGTCGACAATTTCAACCTCGTTGCCGCGGGCGTCTGTGATGACCCTCGCGCGATACACGACAACCGTTTGGCCGCGCCTGCGCTGTTGAGTCATCCCCAGCCGCCGAAAGGCTGATTGAATGGAAACCACTTGAAGCCGCCGCCGTCGACCAGCACATATTCGTCGTCGGCTTCGTCCGGCGTCATGTGGGCATACGTCTCGACCGTATCGAGCGTTGGCGCACTAGTGCGACCGTCGCCGACAGCGCGAATGAGCTTGACCTCTCGATCGCTGAATTCGGGTGCACCCGCGGCCTTCCCCGCATTGGGCCATTGCAGCGTCTCGTCACCAGCCCGGCTCAATACGTAGCCGTTCATGTTTCGCGCCCATCGTGCGACCGCCTTGATGACGGTGTTGCGAACGGGGTTGGGGAGGTTGTCGACGTCGGCCCACTCGCGGCCGGCAATCCAGCGCGCCTCGTTCGACAGATCCTCCAGCGCCAGCGCTACGGCCTCGACCTCGTCTTCGCCGAGCGTGACGTCCAGCCGGCGCTGGACGTCCCCCACTTGAGCAAACGGCTCCACGGGTTCCTCCAAGCAGAGACACAGGGCCGTTCAAGGCGGCCCTGTGTGCCTGTCGAATTACGGGGTGTACGGGATGCCAATCTTGGTTGCGGCAACAAACTGGTCGAGCAGACTCCCCGCCGCAGGCGTACCGCCCACACCGGACGGATCAGCATTCGCGTCAGCGTCCGGCAGTACGTCGGCGACCGCGTCAAGGTCGAACGCAACGCCTCGGACGAAGAACTCGCCTACCGTGCCCGAGCCATCGACGATCGCGCCGTTCGGCTTACCGGCGCCGTCGACACCCTCGACCACATCGGTCACGGCCCGGACGCCGTTGTAGAGATTGACCACTGACCTCTCTGCCAGGATGGTCGGGTCATAATCCAACACCCACCGTGCAGCCACACCGCTAGATCCGTTGGCGCTAGCTGACGCCGTCGCGCCAGTGGCAGACTGCGGGACTGCCGGCGCCGCAGTCGCCAAAGCGAATGCGCTCGGTACGATCAGATAGCCCGCTCCCGCGGCCAGTTCGGGTGCGACGACGATATTCATGCCGAAGATACGGCCGATGAATGCCTCGCGCAGCACCCCTTCGGCGACCGAGTCTCCGACATTCTGCGCTAGGACCATGTCCTCGTCGCCGAGGATCGCTGCCTCCACCGAGGTTCCGACCACGAGCGTCCGGTGCTCCATCGGCATCCGGAACGCGTGAGCGATGCGCCGCAGCTCGATCAGCGATGCCCGAATAGCTCGACCTGCCTTCGAGCCCGCGATGGTAGCGAGGTACGGGGCCCCGACCAACTGGTCAACGGCCTTCTTGTTCAGGGAGCGGGCAACCGCCTGAGCTTGGATGCCGATAACGCGGCTCCACTGAATGTCATCCCAGTCCCGCTGTTCGTCCTGCAACTTTGTGGCCGAATACGTATTGCCAGACAGGGTGAGCGAGATCTTCCGCTCACTGTAGGCGTCAAAGGTGATTGACGTGTTTCGTTCGGCGCGGAAGTTGGAAATTTCGTGCGCTGGGAGGATTCCGGGAACCCGAATATACACCGTGTCGTTCTCTGCGCCCATGAACTGGTCAAAGCCCTCGCGCTGGAAAAGGCCCGGCACGGTAAGAGTCTGTTCAATGACCTCGGCCGCGACGGCGGCCAGCCTCTGAGGCCGAACCACAGCGTTTAGTGCCACTGTTTTGTCTCCTAAGGAGGATGCTAATAAGCATCCTTAGCAAGTGTTGGGATGGTGATGCGCTGCTGCTGGCGCGCTACAGCCGACCGAGCCGGGCCAGCCGGGCGACGGCCTTGACGTCAAAGTCATCGCCACCGCCACTAGCGTCCAAGCCGCCACCCAGCCTGGCCGGCGCCGCCTGCGCGGGCACGAACTTCATCAGCGCCTCGGCGTGAGCCCTCAGCTCATCCTCGGTGTCGCCCTTCAGGAGGTCGCGCAACTCGTCAGGCAGACCACGGCCAGCGCGCTCCACCATCAGCTCCCGCTCGACCTTCTGACGCGCCTCGGTCAGCTCCTTGCGCGCGGACTCGAACTCCTCAACCGTCTTCGCGCCGGTAAGCCTGGATTCGGCGTCACGCAGCCGCGTGCGATAGCCGGCCGCCTCGCTTCGGACCTTGGCCAGCTCTTTCTCGTACCACTCGGACGGCTTGGGGGACTGCTCGGTGGACTCTGCGGTGGACTGCTGACCGCTTTCGGAGCCAGCCGTCGCATCGATCGCATCGTTGGACATCGCTCACGCCTCCAGGACGTTGGCAGGGGTGACCGAGCGACCTCCAGGGCCGCCTCATCAGGTCAGGGGTTCGAGTCAGGTCAGGGAGTCGATGGAGGCCGGCTGCACGGCAGCCCCGTCCCAGACGCCCTCGATAGATGCAGAGGCCTCGCTTGCGCCATCCCAGACCGAGACGGTCATGGTGACCCCCGCCCCCGCCTCCAGGGCGAGAATGACGTGGCCGGAGCCCTGACTGGCCGCGAAGGTCCAGCTCACGCCGATCGAGGCATCGGCAGGGGCGTCAGTGCGGTAGACGATCTGCGGGCCGTCGGCGTGCGTAGGCAGATAGGCCCAACCGGTTGGCGCGGTGATGTCGGCTGCCTTGTTGGAGTTAGCCATGACCGCCGCAATGACTAGGCAGTCATCCTCGGTTGGGGTGATCTCGACCGGCGGCGGCGCAGCCGAGTTGGAGCGGACGTCTGCGAGTACCGCGTTCACGGCGCCGGACGCGCCAGTGACCTCGATCAGAGCGCCGTAGGTGGCGCCCCCGGGGTTGACGATTTCAACCTGGCCGAACGATGTCGATGGCGTGCAACTCCACACCTCGATCCGCCGGCCGACCGTGCCGCTCTTGGGCGCGTAGTCTCGCCGCATCCAGACGTTAGCGCCGTCATCCTGGACGCCGCTGATGCTGTCGGTGGCCGAGGCCTTTGCTGCGATCACCGCGTAAGTCCGTCCAGGGACGGAGTTGTAGCTCACCGACACAGGCGAGCCCGAGGACGCGGGGAAGATCGCCACAGTCTGCGGCGCCACGGGCCACGGCATCAGGCCAGCCTGACGACGACAGTGCCGACCGGAGTAGCCGCCGGCACCTGCTCACCCGAGGCGAGCACCAGGACGTCAGCCATCTGCACAGCGGCACCTGTTCCGTTGCTTCGCCACAGCGACCCGTCCTTCCAGGACCGCTTGTGGAGCTGGGTAGTGCGCGTGGCGTCTTCCAGTTCGACATAGCCGCCGTGCTGATTAGGGCCGAGGTCCGGCCGCGCGATGCCGCGCACCAGCGCGTCGTCTCGGTAGTTGTCGGGCGGTGTACCTCGCGTGCTACCCCACTCGTTCCGCCAGCTCGCCAGCTCTCCGGCTCCGGCGCCGACGCGTACCTCTTCCAGATTGGCGTTGGTAACCGACGCGGGATAGTCCAGACGCACCGTCCGGATCGCGCTGGCCGGATTGCTGGTGAGAGTGATGTCACGGCCGGAGTCGCCGGGATCACCCTGTGGCCCTTCTGGGCCCTCCAGCGAGGCAAGCCACTCTGACTCGGTGCCCGAAAAGCCGTTGGCGACAGCCACCTGATAGGCCGACAGGCCAGCTAGCCCCGGCTGACCCTGATCACCCGTTTGCCCCGGAGGACCGATGTCACCGGGATCACCCTGCGGCCCTTGCGGGCCCTCCAGCGAGGCAAGCCATTCCGCCTCGGTTCCGCTGTAGCCGCCAGCCACAGCAAGCTGATAGGCCGACAAGCCAGCCGGGCCCGGTGGCCCGGTCTCGCCCGGCGGACCCTGGACCAGGCCATCCTCAATCGCCTGTTCCAGCTCATCCATTCGCAGCCACCAGGCCACCTCGGGCTCACCCGAGCCCGGGTCACCCACCACCACGAGGTCGTCGTAGTTGATAGTTTGGCTGGACGTGGGCACCAGCACGAACCGGTAGACGCCGTCCTGGCCGCCAATGTACTCGCCCACCCTGTAGGACCAGGGCTCCTCACCGTACTGCGGGTCATCGGTCGCGAGGAGGTCCACGCCTCCCAGACCGTCATTAAGGTGCACACGCTTCGGCGGCACAAGACCAACACCCGCGAGTCGGCGCGTCGGCGCAAAAACCAACATGATGTCGTCCGGGGCTTGCCCCGTCAGGGGGTCGCGCATGTCAATGTGCACGCTGGTCATTCGACGACCTCTCGATCAATTCGGACCTGGTCCTGCGTGCTGTAGGCACCCTTGGCAATCAGCTCGTCCCGCTCGGCCCTCAGACGCTCCACCTCCTCATCGCGCAGCCGCATCCACTCCTGGATCTCGGTGCGCGTCGCTTCCGGCACGCGACCCCACAACCCAACGCCCGGGATGCCCAGCTCCTTGAGCTTCACCAGGCCGTCCGCGATGCGGGAGAGAGAGCGCATCTGGGTGTCGCGCCAGACAACCTCACCCGCGACGTCATTTTGGGCTTCCGGCTTGCCTGCCAGCGCGCCGGCAAGCCGGAAGACACGCTCCCAGGACTCACCGAAGCCCTTGCGGTACAGCTCGACCTTGCGCAGCAGCGCCGTCTCGGCCGCCTGAAGGGCCTCCGCCGACAGGTTCGCAATCTCGCCCAACAGGTAATGCGGCGGGGTCTGCGTGATGACCGCGAGATGCCGAAGGCTCATATCGAGCGACTTGATGTAACCGTCGAGCGGCGTGCCCGGCAGCGAGTCGAACTTCACGTTCTCGTCGGCAGAAAAGAACCACCTGCGCGCGTTCAGGTTGACTGGCTCAGGGACCGGCTTGCCCGTCTCCGGGTCAACGACCGGATCGCCCGGCTCGGTTCCCTCGGGTGCATCGCCCGTATCGATCTGCGCTTTCGTCCACCGCTTCATCGGTGGCGCCATGCCGGAAATGGTTCGCACAACAAATGAGCCATACGACTGCGCGACCAGCAAATCGAACATGGTTTGATTAATGCGGTCTTGGCCGCAGATGTTCGGCTCGACCACGCCGATCGTGCGGCCCTCCAGGTCCACCGAAGCGGCAAACCGTGTGACTGGACACTCGCCCCCGCCATGTTCGGCCACCGGCCGGATGACCACAGACTCAGCGTCAGCGAGCGAGTCGAAGGTCACCTGATACTCGCTCGTGCCATCCCATAGACGCGCCACCCCCTTGCGCGCCGACCGGACCTTCGCCCGCGGGTGAGGGTCACGGATAATCGTCAGAGCCGCATACGGGTCGATGTCGCCGGCTGGGTCTTCGTAGACCGCAGCGGTGTTGTACGCGCTCAGCCCTTTGGTGCGAACCCGGCCGCGCCCATCCTTCTCGGTCAGGGTAAAGGAATGCCCGTATTTTAGGGCGCCCTCGTAGATCGGGCCCTGGCGCGCGTCGAGCCGACTGGCCTGCCAATGGTCCCACTCCGGCGACGTCGTCAAGTCCTCGCCGGAGCCGGCCTGGTTGCCGCGCCGGAAAGAGTCGACATAGAGCGCCTGCGTCGGAGTGCCGATCAACAGCGGGATCAGGTTGGTCACGGCCCGCCTGGCAAGCAGCCGGTACTCCGCGTCAGCGCCTGTAGGCATATACGGATAGTCGTGATTACCTACTACGTAGCGGTCGATCAAGTCGAACCGTCGCCGATCCCTGTTCAGGATATCCAGCAAAAGTCTAGCCAGCCCAGTGGGCGACGTATCGACAACAGCGCTCAACGACTCGACATCAGGGTGCACCACATTGGCAATGGGGCGAGTCGAGCTCACGTAATCTCGCGCCGAGAACACGTAAGGCCGTGCCGAGCCAATCACAGGCAGCGTCACCACTCACCTCCTCACAGGAACCAGCCATCGCCCGCGCGCTCTTGCTTCGGACTCGTCAGATAGCGATGCAGGGCCTCGTGCGCCAGCATCCATGCCGCGTAGGCGTCAATCTTCCGATTCGAGTCCTGGGACTCTTTCCGGAAGTAGGTGCCGAAGTTGTTAACAAAACGACGAGCATTCATCATATGCCGCCGGAGCGAGAGATCGCCGTCGAAGAACACTTTGCGCTCAACAATCGAAGACACAAGCCGTTCGTGCGCCCGAGTGGTCTCCTGCTGCCGGTTCCGCATATCAAAGGCAATCGCGGCATCCTGGCGGGCCTTGACGACCAAGCCGGCCCCGAAGTCCTTCGTCCAATCCGTGATGTAGGACTCCCAGAGGTTCACGTCCGCGAAGAAGGCCCTGACCTTGAAACTTCGGAGCGCCGACCGAACCGCGCTGTCAACTTCCTGTGCGTCGACCTGCCAGCGCCCACGCCTCTCCGCATCCCAGGTGTGCGGCTGCTCCCAGAGCCCGACTAAAAACGTGACGCGATCCTTGATCCGGATGGCAACCAGAGCCGAGGAATCCTCGTACCGGCCACCGTCAAATCCGAGCACAACATCGTCCCCGGGCGTCAGTGTTGCGCTGTCGCGCGTGATGGCCCTTATCTGATCCGGCCCGTATAGTGCCTCCTCGTCGGCAACGATCTGGTTAAGCCACATCCGCCGACTACGGGCCGCTGTAATCGAGGTATTTTGGACCGACCTGATGATCGCCTCGACACGCAGCCACGTCGCATCACCCCGAATCCGCGGGATGACGATGCGCAGCGCCTCCGACGTTAGCGGAGTACGCTCGTGCGCCTCGATCGAGTCGTACAAAAAGCCGATATCCTCGGCCCGGCCCTCCTGAATCAGTTCCCAGGCAAATCTCATCTTCTCCGCGACAGAGTCTTCGCCAGGAAGGTAGGCATTCGTAATCGCCAGGTAGCGACAGTTCATCTTCGTCGCGTTGCCGTCGATCGTCTCGTACATTCGGTCGCCAGAGTTTCCCCGAATCCAGTGGTGCGTTTCATTGAGCACCACGAAGGTCGACCGACCACCCTCAAGCGCCCGATACGAGCTGGTCACAGCCTCAATCCGGCACCGGCCTCGGTGTGCTCGGATGATTTCGGCACCAGCCTTAATCCCGTACGCCTCGATGAGCCTGGTGCTCATCAGGGACGGGAACAGCGTCATCGTGTTGCGCGTCTGCTCGCGCGACACGGCAGCAACCTGCACCCATGAGCGCCGATGCGCAATTGCTACAGGGTTGCCCTTGGCGTCAAAGTGAGAGAATTGACTTGGTCCAACGAACTCGACCAAACAAATCACGGCAGCGAGTGGATCCTTACCGTGCCCCTTGAGTCGCTGGCAGACTCCGGTCCGATAAACGAATTCACCGCGCTCGTCGACCGCGTACCACCATAGAACGAAGCGCAGTTGCTCTGGCGTGAACGTCCAGTGGCCGCCATCGAGTCCGTTGAGGTACGTGGTGCACCAGGTGACGATCTGCCAGCCAAGCGTCAGCTCGGGAAGGTCCCACTCGCAACCGGGATGATCCTCCAGCCGGCCGTAGCAGCCAGCCCTATGTCGCCATGTGGGCCCGAGGTAGTAAGGCTCCAGCAGTTCGATCTCCGCGGCAGACATAGAAGGCGGCTTGACCGTCAACACGCTCAACGGCCACCTCCCCGCAGTCAGCGCGGGGCACGGCCCCTTAGGCGAGCCTGAGCTGGCGCTTGTACTCCTCCATCTGCGCCACCACGGCCCCATCTTCTTCGGGCTCGTCGCCCTGCAACTCGACGCGCACGCGGCGGCGAGCGCCTTCGGTCACGAGCAGTGTTTCCATGGCGCTGTAGATGCTGGCCAACATCTGGCCGGAGCGCTTGGTCATTCTTTTGTAGTAGGAAATGTCGTCGCAGATCGAGTACAGGAAGGCGTAGTCGCTGCTTTCGTAGAAATCAGTCTGCCCAGACTCGACCGAGGCATCCCAAAGCAGGCGCGCAATCGGATGCCAGTCGGAATCGGGGTCCGGAATCCTGGCTGGACGACTCTTTCCCTTCGAGATCGGCGGTCTATCGCCCCGATGTGCGTCCCGATCGCGACTCAGGTCATCAGAGCGGTGCGGAACAGGGCCTCTGGTCCCCATCTACGGCCCTATCTCACCGCGCCGACGCGCGTCAGCGCGGAATGTCGCATGCCGCGGAGTCTCGGACGCCTCGTCAACTGGTGTCAGCAGCTCCAGGGGGAGCCTGAAGGGCGTCGCGTGCCCCGTGCCGACCCGGAGGAGCGCGAAACCACCCTGCTGCCGCAGAAAGACAGCTTCCCCACCGTCCGTGAGGCGCATTGCGGCGCCCGCGACGGGCGGCTCGGACGCAGGGGGGCGTTCCACCGGAGGTGTGGCGGAAGGATTGGTGCTGCGACTCGCCCTCTGCCGGGCTGTAGCTGGAGTCTTTCGAGGCGGCATTGTGGCCCTCCGTGTCGTCGAGATCGGGCTGTGCAAATCCGATAGGGCCGCCCGACAGTGCGATCTGACAATCGGGCTCGTCGTCCTCGACGCGCCCAAGATCTAGCTCCAGGCCCCAGTTGGCGACTTTGGCGCGGAGAGACAGCCTCACCACACCTCCCACACGATGTGCGGGATGAACCAGACGACGAACGCGAGCAGCGCCGCCATGAACGCCAGCGGACCGGCGGACTTCCAGCCTCGCTCAGTGCCCAGCCAGTGCCGTGTGTTCTCTGACAGGGTGTCGCCAGGCTTGCGCTTCACGAGCGCCAAGCCCTCCAGGATCGCGAAGGAGACCGCGACCACGGCCAACCAAACGCCCCAGATCCGGCCCCAGCGCCTGCGATAGTTCTGGTCCACGTGGCACCTCCGACGGATGGATAGGACGACATAGGGCGCTCCTGGCGGAGAGGGTCACCAGGAGCGCCCTAGCCGGGAGCAGCGGAGGCTCAGCCTTCGCGCATCCACCGGCAGACGAGCTGCACCGAGGTAGCGGCGGGCAGCTCGCCAGAGTCAAAACGTTGAGCGTGGCCGGCGGGCCGACTACGAGCCTGAGCCTCAGGGGCGTCCTTCATCCCAGGGTGTGGCTCAAACCGCCTACCCCGGACCGGAGCCAATCGGTAGCGGGCCATCCGCCCCTCCAGTGCGGTCTTCTCGCGATGGCACCGCTCGCAGAGCGCTTGGATGTTGGCTCGCGAATGGTCGAGCCGGGCCTTGATGTGGTCTACGTGGCTTGCATATCGGCCACATTGGCGGCATGAGTAGTTCTCGGATTCGAGAACACTTTTCCTGATCTGGTTCCAGTTACTGGGTAACTCAGATCTTCTAGGAGAACTACTCCAACTCACTACAGGCTCACTCTCTACGCCCCGACAGGGGCGTTAGCTCTGTAGTTGAAGCTAACTCCGGTAGCGTTTCATTGATAGAACACAGATCTATCGCTAACCCGGAGCACAACTAGGAACTACCTACTTACAGTCATCACACGCCACCTAGGTTACTTAGTTAACCCCTCTACTTGTAAGAGGACCAGGTTGGGCGAGACCGCAAGCGATTGTGGCAGACCTCACAGGCTGATGGTCCTGGCACGTGTGGCGTGCGCTCAATCCTCGGGATCGCTGGTGTACCGATTACGTACGTAGGCCACCCATCCAGCCAACGCGGCGCCTGAGAGGATGAGGGTGACTAGGCGTGGCCTGCAAGCGCTCGCCAGCGCGACGTCCCGGTGGCTCTGCTGGTTAGTTAACTAGTTAACCAAGCTCGTTCCCCCCCCCTGCCAGGAGGGTGCGAACACCGACGAGGCCCTGTATCCCCGGGCTGCACCCCGGTGCTGTACCATCTTCGACAGTGCGTGCTCACAACAAGCAACAGCATCAGCGCGAGGAGCCCCACATCCGGTGGGTGCCTCCCCGCCTCTGAGGCTGTTAACGAAGGGCCTGTGCCAGCAGTTGCAGCAAGTGCAAAAGTTTGGGGACGCCGTTGGCAACGACGCCCCCTGCGAGGTCAAGGCTTGTCTGAGTGCACCCTCATGACAAGCACCAGCATCAGCGCGAGGAGCCCAGCGGTTAAGTTGGGCTCCTCACTGGTCAACGCCTGCATGGCCGAGGCTGTCTCGGCGATGGCTGTTAACGAAGGGCCTGTGCCAGTAGGTGCAGGCCATTCGGCATCTTTACGGGTTGCAGTCCAGTCGCATGCTCTGACGTTCGTCGGTCACCCCTCCCATAGGCCGGATGCGCTGTCGCCCCGCCACAGAGGCCGGAGGCACGGAGGCCCGCCGACCCCTCGACGCCCCGTATCTCATTGCAGGACAGGAGATGGCGGGGTTAAACGGTTCTTCTGATAGACTTCTAAACCTGCGCGTAACGAGAGCCGAGTACAGTCGCTACTTGTGTGGGTCGTTACGGAGGGTATACCCCCCTGTTTGTCAATACTATTTGATATATATCACTTGGTATTGACAATTTGAATCGGCCTCCATTTCAAGCCTTAGTTCGGTATTTGACACTGTGAATTGCGTCATCTTGCTAAGGTGGAAAACGAGCTAGAATTCTCGCATGGTTGCTTCGCTCGCCACTCTCGCACCGGGACTCTCTCGCCCGGTGCACAATTGGCGTGCGCTTGACTGCCTCGTCATGCGGTACCTGGCCGGTGGCGGTATGTCTTTTATGTCCGATTTCAATTGTGAAATCGGGAAAGCTGGAATGGAGCACTAATGCCTACCCGTAAGCGCGCTGAGTCCAGTAACTCAACCTCAGATCGGGCCGCTATCGTTGCACGGATCAAGTCCACCACGGGAGTGATCCGAGATCGGAGCGGCGAGCTACTTGCCGACGTGACTGTACTTTGCAACGGAATTCCGGCTGATGATTTCGCTACGGTGCTTGGGTCGGAAATCGGAAGCCTCCGCGTAGGGCGAGTGCTGACACGAGGGGACGCGTCCACGCTTGTGAAGTCGTTGCGAGACGACGCGCGGGACGGCGGAAAGGTGAAGGTAACCGACGTGGCAAGTGTCCTCGGGATCTCGACCGGTCAGGTGTCGACCTTGGCTAATGCGTCCGAGGATGGCAACGAGTCTGCGAGCGATAGTAGTAGCCGCGCGCCAAAGAATGCCGAGGAGATCCTAGCGGAAGTCCTCGCCACCCTGAAGAAGGCCGCATCCAAGGATGACGCGCGTAGCGAAAGTGCGTCGTTGCTTTGGCAACAGATTGCGCTCGCCGCGCGAAGCGCGATGCCCAGCGAACACCAGGGCAATATGGGCGGTAGGGCATAACAGGCTTGGCGCTAGCCGGTAGGCCAATGGTCTACCGGCTAGCCGTATGCACTAAAACAGCATTGCCACGGGGTCACGCTTGTAATGTGAATGCGCCGCTATGCATGCGTTGCCCGATTGCAGATTTCAAAAATGAAATGCGAAAGATGGGGACGCCGATAATGCCGGTCGTCAGGGATATCAACATAACGGTTCGCGGCGGTGGCACGACTGCTGTTGCCACCTTCAACCAGTTATTCGAGGGTGCATGGGAACCGGGGTGCCTGGATTTCGTCCGACTTGCAGGCACTCGCGAGTGGAAGCATATCCACAACCCGAATGTACTGTCACGCGTCGTAACCTTGGTAAGGAGGGAAGTCCAAAGCCGCCACGGAGCGACAACGGGGCGACGTGGATTCACGGCTCCAAGAGCGCAGATGCTGCCCCGTGTTACAGGTCGGCCCGTCACTGGCTGACGCTTTGGGCGGTTGCGCTGTCGTTGCCGGTCACCTGAGTGTCAGCCCACACAGGAGGAGCGAATATGTACTGTGTCACCCGCAATGGCCAGAGGATCGCGGGGTCGCTCGCGATCCCGTATGAGGCCGCGATCCTGGCGGCCGACGCGCTCAACCGGGAGTACCGCAGCCACGGTGAGTTCGACGTCGCGCCTGATCCCACCGCTACCCCCTGGGAGCAGGCACAGGTGTCGCGTCTGCTGTGGCTTGCGGATGCCACGCTTGCCCCTACTTGCTAAGGAGGTTAAGTTGCTGTGTACGTCAGGCCGGGCCAGGCCTGGAGCTCCGGCGCCAGTGAAGTGCCCTCGATCGACAGGAGTGTCATGACGCATGCACACGTCGGGGACCTGCTCGACGCCTACCAGGAACTTCGTGCCGAGTGGGGGCGGGGGGTGCTCATGCCGGATACTTTGATCGATGTAGTTGATCGACTGCTCGCCGCCCTCCAGATTCGAGTGTATCCGCCTGACCCGTGGGTGTCGGAGGACCGGACGGAGCAAGTAGTCCTGACAATCCAGGGCATTGACATTAGTGTTCGAGGTCGAAGTCACGGTGTATTGCTTCACATAGAGACCTGTAATAGGGATCTCGACGAGGCGGTGAAATGGCCGCTCATTGTGGAGGTGAACAATGCCGGCGAGATGGAGTATCCGACTGACCCGGGTTATGCCGCCTGACAAGGTGCGGGCTGCATGTTCAGCCCACCTGACGATCTGTTCGCCTGGAGGTACATAGCCGGGACTGCGCCTTGGTCGCCGACGAGGGAGACCCCGTCCACTGATAACTCTTGGAGGCAAGCATGAGTGAAGCCGAGAAAACTGAGTTCGTCCTTGTTGGAGATGACCTGTACGACTACCAGTACCCGGTGCCCAGGCAGGCAGAGTATTCCCTTTCTGCTTCCGAGGAGGAGAAATGGGCGCTGCTGGCTCAGGGTGACATCCGGCAGGAGTCGCCGGATCAGACGCCACTCCAGGCGTGGAGGGATGCGGTGGCCGTGGCTAGCGGGCTACCCAGGGATCACTTTCGCCCTGCCGAGGGACGCGCCTTGGACATCGGCTTCAGCCCGTACGCAGTGAGGGTGTTCGTGTTCTTTCTCGCGTGACAGCACTTGCTAAGGTGGATATTATGTCGGAGGGTCAGTACCTTTTGAAGTCGCATTTTGCGCCAGTGGGGCGAAAAAGCGGTGGAGAGACGAGTGGGCCGAGGGAACACCGAGGCCGGCTGATCGAAGATGTCCCGGTGGCGGATGTCCAGGTAGGAGACGTGCTCTGTCACTGGCTGGCTGACGCCAGCGCGTATACCAAGGTGGTCGGCTGGTCCGACCGCCGGCTGAGGTTGTCGAAATCCAAGAGCAATGACGTCACTCATCGGCGATTCAAAGTGAAAGGCCGCCCATGGTGGGTGTGCGAAAACGACCTCGCTTACAACCTAGACGGTAAGGTCCACGTTCTGGCCCGGGGACTATGGGGTGGCCATGGCTCAACTTGCTAAGAGGATTCTACTACCCGCCGAAAAAGCGCAACTAATGAGCGGGTGCTGGGTGGCTGGCTGGTGGGGGCGGTTTACCCCCGTGAGGGTCGTCGACCTGGCCATCGAGTGGGGCTGGTCCGCCAAGGAGGCCGATGCAATCGTGCTCCTCTTGTTCCGCGAGATGGGTCCTCGTCCGGCGGGGGCCGCCACGGAGGGGGACTGGTCGGACCTTCTGGAGCAAGGTGGGCTAGCCGACCAGGCCGAGGAGTGGCTGAACGAGAACGTAGCTCCCTCTGATTGCCGCTTCGGCTGGCTTGACGGGGAGTTCTACTTACGGCCGCGCCATGCCTGGCACGACGACGACCCCGGGGGATGCGACTGCACCCCGCAGCAAGTCGATGCTGCTTCTGCGGGGTGGGTCTAGGTGCGCGCCAAGAAAAAGCCCTGCGCGTACAGCGCGGGCGTCACCCACTCGAATAACCGGGTAAAGGTGTACTGCGGCCTGGCGGAGCCGGTAGTCCTGTGTGGCTACCACGCCTCGGCCGCGTGGATCAAGTTCGCGCTGGACCACGTGCGGGAGACGGGGGTATAGGTGCGGACCATCTGGAAGGGCACGATCTCATTTGGCTTGGTGGCGGTCGGCATCAAGCTCTTTGCCGCCACGGACGACAAGGATCTCCAGTTTCACCAAGTGCATGCGGTTGATGGAGGGCGCATCCGCTACAAGCGGGTGTGCAGTTGCTGCGGCACCGAAGTAGCGTCGGCCGAACTTGCTAAGGAGTACAGTGCGGACGGCGGTGAGGCGGTACGCCTCGCCGCCGACGACCTCGCCAACCTCCCGCTGGCGACCTCCCGAGTGATCGACGTGCAGGCGTTCGTGCCGGCCGAGCAGATCGACCCAATCCTGTATGACCGGGTCTACTACGTCACCCCTGATGCGGCCGGGGCGGCCAAGGCGTACATCCTGCTGAGAGAGGCGCTGGCTGCCTCCAGGCGGGTCGCACTAGTGAAGGTTGCGCTTCGGAATCGGGAGCACCTGGCGACTTTGCGGGTGCGTGACGGCCTGCTGCTGCTGAACACGATGCGGTGGCCGGACGAGGTACGCGTCCCAGAATTCCAGATCCTCAATCAGGACCCGCGCATCCGGCCACAGGAGCTGACGATGGCTGCCTCCTTGGTGGAGGCGATGGAAGGTGACTTTGACCCGGCCGCCTTTAGCGACGACTACCGGGCGGCGTTGCAGGAGGTTATCGCGGCCAAGCGGGCGGGCCGGGAGGCTGCTCTACCCGCACCGCCCGAGACGGTGCCCGTGATGGACGTGATGGCCGCGCTCACCGCGTCTGTCAAGCGAGCCCAAGCTCAGCGCGAACTGGCTAGGCCGATGTCCATCGAAGCGGCGAGAAAGGCGAGGAAACGGAGAACTGCATGAGGCAGTGCCTGGTCTTCTTCCCGCATGGCCGTCACTATGTCGAGGAATCTGGAAGCTGCGCCGGAATTCTTCCAGTTCTCAAATTCGAGCGAAAGGCCGACGGAAGGACGATAGTGGTAGAGGAAGCTCCCGTGTGGGACGTTCTCGCTAACGATTGGGTTTCGGCTAGCGGACGGTACGCGGAGGGCCCACTTAGGGCTGGGATGGAATAGCAAAATCGAAACTCGACCATGCGCCGCGCCGGGCGCGCGAAACCATCAAACGAATTGGAGGCACGAATGGGCGGCGGCTGGACGTTTCGCTTTTACTGCGTGATGCCGTTTGACTATTTCGCCGGCATGTCGCCGAAGATGGTCGGCTTGGTGAAAGCGGTTTATGACCACGCGGACGCTCACTACACGGAGGGGGGATGGGACGTAGTGTCGGAAACTTTTGAACCCCCCGAGGTGGCAGAGCGGTTGACCGAGACGATGACCGAAACCGAAGCGATCGCCAGTTTCATGGACGCCGTGGACGTGTGGGCGGACCGTCAGGCAAACGCAAGGAACTTGGGGGAATGGTGAACTTTAGCGCAAGCATTGAGGAGCTTGAACTAATTCGGCGAGCGCTTTGGGATAGGTGCGCCAGCCTTGAGGAGAGCGTCAATCATATGGGCGCAATTAGGGCGCAGCTTAGCGCTGGTTACCGGGTGCACCCCTTTGCTGACGGCGAGCCGGGGGTGAAGGCGGCAAGCCAGATGGCGGACAACCTACAGAAACAGGCGGATGCTTCCCGGGAGCTGATCGACCGCCTCGGCGAGGGGCTTTACGGGGACGACGAGTGAACACTTCAGAAATGAAATTGAGCGAGCCGGGAGGGCAGTAATGGCCATTGACTTCGACCTCTTGGACGCCGCCATTGAGGATGCGGCGACAGGGGCGCACGGATTTCAGCACAATCAAGGGAGCTGGCTTATGGCGGTGCCGGACGCGTCGTCCCCGTCCGGAGAGTCGTGCGGTACCGCAATGTGCCTCGCGGGGTTCGCGGCCCTGCGGGCGGGGGCGGAGGCGCCGCCGACGCCAAGGCGGAGTCCTGAAGGGCGTTGGTTTGTTCCTCAGTGGTTCGTTGATCCTGAAACCGGAAGGCTCTCGGACCTGCCCGGGAGCCTGCACGTCAGCGATTACGCTGAGAGGGCTCTGGGCCTGAGCCCCGGTCAGGCCGTAGAAATGTTTTCAGCAGCTAATACCCTCGATGACATTAAGCGGATGCGGGACGAATTGCTTGAGCGGCCCCACGCGTCCGGTAATCGCCTGGCTTACGTCCGGCGAGGCGACAACTCATGGTAGGGGCCATCGACAACTGGATCGTGCTCGACGTCTGCCAGACCTGCTACCTGGTGATCGGTGGCGCCGAGGTTTACGACGCGTCGAGCGAGCGATCGGCCGAGGCGCTAGACGTGAAGTGGCACAACTATCACGTGTGGGTGGATTGCGGCGGCGACGGGTGCGACGCGGAGCATGCATGGATATGTGCGCTTAAGGGGTGCGACCCCGATGATGAAATAATCGGATTCGAGCATGAATGGGGCCATCATGCCGGAGGCTTCGTGATGTCGTCGTGCGACCTTTGCGGAGGGGGTGGTCATGAGTCGTATCGGGCAATAGCTGAGCAGTGTGCCGTGCCTTACGCAGACCCTCCAGTGCGCCTGCCGCACGAGGTGACTCCTGGAGAGTTGCGCGCCGGAGACGCGGTCTTGAAGGCCGACGGAATGCCGGCCCCGTTTGTGGTGCGCGACCTGGACTTCGGGACATACAGCGTCTACGTGAATGGGCACTGGTTCAGCCGCAGCGACGAGGTCACTGTTTTGTTTGGTTCATCTTGCTAAGGAGGAGTAACGTGTTGAGTCATCCCAACAGGTTCGCCGGCCATCCCGTGGTCGCATCCGTGCGAGTGGCGGACGATCCAACCGAGCACCCGAGCAAGCACGTGGTTGTGACAGAAGCCAGTCTGGCGTGGACGTGGAACGTCCACGCCATCGCCCACAACGGTGTTCAATGGACCTCGGGCCAGGGCCACTATGGGTTGCCGTGGGCGGCTGCCCTCGACCTGATGGCCGATCTGGCTAAGCGGTACGCACCTCCCCACCAGGAGCCGTGAGCATGGGGTTCTGGAGACGTCGCGAGCCGGAGCCGGAACCGGAGGGCGCTACCGCGGATTGGTCGCCGGTACGGGAAATGGCAGAGGACCCCGCGCTCGCGTCGATTCTGGCCCAGTACGGGCTTGATCCGCTCAACGCTGACCATCGCGAGATAGCCGGCGATGCCGCAGCCCTGCGCGAGCGGGTCGAGGGACCGGTGAGGGCGTGGGCTCAGGGGCTCGATCAGCGGCTCGCTGAATGGGCGCCGGGTTGGCAGGACGAGATGCCTACGCGAGTCCTAACCCTCTCGTAAGGGGGCTCGAACGCCAGGCGATGGTACTAGTCCTTACTCGTCGATCCGTGAAAGGACAACGGCGCTGACGAAGCCCGCGTCCTGACAATGCCGAAACGCCGGGAGGCGTCGGGGGGGGGCTTGACATGCCCCTCCTGACGACGGCTGCCAACGCGAGGAGAGAACGATATGCCAAGAGAGGTCAAGCACCCGAGGTTCGGCTCCACCAGCACCGTCTACACGCTGGACGACCTGATAGGGCGGCTGAAGGAGCTTCGCGGTGAGCACGGCGGCAGCCTGGCCGTGGCCTGTGAGAAGGACTCGTCTGACTCGGTGCACCTGCTCGACAGCCTCGGTAGGTATTACGACGCCGGACGGGCGTGGGATGACGACGCGTACCTGGGTGCCGCGATCGTGCTGTCGATCAACGACTAACCACGCCGAAACCAGAGCCTCCGGCACGACGCGCCCGGATGGGGCGACGAGCCGCTGCGCTGGGTCCAAGCCGTGGAGCTGCCGTACTCCGGCGGGTTCCGGAACGACAAGCACGCGAAGGTCGGCCGCGACACCAAGGCGTACGACGCGCTCAGGGAGATCGAACGGCAGGCGTTGGAGGCGTTCGACCAGGCCCACCCCGGATGGGAGCGGGAGAGCGAGCGGCTGAAGGTCGCGGCGGAGCTGCGATTCCAGGAGAACCAGGTGACCCGACGCCGGGCGGAGCTGGCGTCGGAGATCCGTGTCCGCGACGACCTCGCGGCGAAGCTCGCTGAGTTCGACAAGTAGCGATGTGGCAGGCCGGGGTGAGCAGCACCCCACCTCTGATGATGGCAGGTCCACTAGTCCACCAAACTCGTCAACCCAGCAATCCGAGGAGCATGAGAGTGCCAGAAATGAGTCCCCGGGACATAGCGCTCACCGCACTGCCCGAGACAGCCCACGCGCTCGCAGCCGAGCTGGGAGAGGGCTGGGCCCGAGTGCCCAGTGAGGAGCTGAACCGGTACTACATCCAGCTCGCAGGGCCGGACGGCGCACGGGTGACGGTGGCTCCCGACCACAGTAGACCTGAGCGTCTGTGCTTTGAGGGGCAGTGGCCGATGGGGGCGTACCGCTCGGGCGCCTGCCTGGACGGCCTCAGAATGCCCAGCATTACGGTTGCCGCGTCCCGGGGCGTGCCGACGATGGTCGCGGAAATCAGGCGCCGGCTGCTTCCCGCCTACCGGGAGACGTTGAGTGAGATCACGCACCGAATTACAGAGCAGGAACGGGCCCAGGCCGAGCGCGACGAGGTGGCCCGCGAGATTGCTGGGCTGGTGGGTAAGCCTATTCGGGAAATCGAGGCGAACGCCGTGCACCGGTTCATCGTCGATCACAGGGTGCGCGGTTATACGACTATCGAAGTTCGTCCGGGCGGATACGTGTCGATCGCGATCAACGGTGGCCATGCGGCCGAGCTGCGAGAGGTGATCGCCGCAGTCGCCAAGGTTACCAACGGCTGAGTCCTGCTCAGCGTTACCTAACTTGCTAAGGAGGATTGGGATGACGAAAGTGATGCAGGCTCGTAGCCAGGAGCGCACTTTGCGCGCGCTGGTCGATAGCACCTGGGCAGAGCTGGGGGGAGTCTTCCAGGCCATGGAGTGGGCCGAGGAGGAGATTGCGAAGGCGATCCGCCGTCACCCTGGCCGGCGCGATGCGCTATTCCATGCCTTCTCGCTTCTCCGGCCCCGCGACGGCCTCGGGGCCGGGATGGGGGCTGAGTTTGTGGTCCGCTCCCATATGGCCGAGTTGCTGGAGCGTGTCGCCGTGGGCGGTGACACTCGGCCGCCTACGGCGGCAGAGATGTGCCTGATCTGCGGACGGGCAAGCCTAGCAGCGCCGGTGCACGGTGCTGCCGCAGGGCTGTACTTCCGGCTGTGGCTCAAGGCATTTCCGAACCATCCCCTCACCAAGGAGCATCTACGGCACCAGGCTCACTACGAGCGGCTGCACGGCAATCGAATCGACGACCTAGCGAGCGAGCTCGCCGCCAGGGCTGGCGCCCCGGACCGCAGGATGACGGATGTTGATTGTCGCGGGTTGCATCACGGTGAGCGCGTCACGTGCCGGTATGCGAGCCGCAGCGCGTAGTGGGCGCCACGCTTGTTGGTAGTCGGATGGCCTTGGCCGGGATAGCTGCTATCGCCGCGGGAGTGTCCTACTGGACGCAGCGCGGCCTACTTCTCCGGCATGGTGCCGAGTGGGCCGTAGCCACTGCGGTTCCGGTGACCGTAGACCTGGCGGTGATCTCGTGCTCGCTGGTCATCAACACGCCGGGAGTGGACCCGGCGACCCGGCGGATGGCCTGGGCCGTACTAGCTGGGGCGTGCGCGGTCAGCGTGGTCGCGAACGCGGTGGCTGGCGAAAACCTCGTCCAGCGCATCGCGCACGTCTGGTGCGTCGTCATCTACCTGGGCTGCGAGGCTGTCGCGTCGCGGGCCCGAGCGCGGCGGGTGGCGCAGCCAGAAGCCGTGACGGCGAAGCGCGCCACGCGTGCGCGTACGAAGGTGGTCACGATGGAGGAGGTTGAGGCCAGCAAGCGGGCAAAGCCCCGATCACACGCCACAGTATGAGAACACTTGCTAAGGAGGACGACATGAGCGATGCTAGCTACGCCTGGGTCATCACCCATGACCACCTGCCCTACCCGCCTTGGAGCGACGAGGACGATGTCGACGCGGCTGGACCTCGGGATGCTCCGGACGACCTACTCGCCCGAGTAAGGGCCGGTGAGGGGTGGGTGTTCGACCTGTTCGACGACGACGGTGTGCGGTACTACACCGGTCGTCTCCTGACGAGGAGCGGCCAGATGGAAGACGAGGACACCTGCGCGGCCCCGCTAGACGACTTCGGTCGGCTGGGGTCGGGGTGCACCGAGGTGCGGTGGCGCGGGCACCCAGCGTGGGACATCGGGTAAGGGGGCGGGCGTGAAGACCTACATGGTGTCATGGCAAGAAAACAGCGACCACGAGATCGAGTTGACAGCGGAGGAGTTGGCCTCCCTGCTTCGGTGCGATACCTCGATGGTCGAGGACGACCCGGAGCAGGCGGTGCGAGACGCCGAGGTGAACTTCGCCGACGCGCTAGGCAAGTACAGCGAGGCGGCATTCTGGGGGGTCACCCGTGTCTCCATCCAGGTGGAGGAAGGGTGGGCATGAGCGTCTTGCTGCAAGAAGGTTCCCTGCGGGTACGTATCGAGTACGACCAGGGTTTTGGGGACATCCGCGACCAGCTCGACGGGCTGCCGTATGAGCTGCGGGCGTTTGACCCATGGGAGTACAGCCGGGAGTGCGTAGATGCTCGCCGGGTAGGAGGCCCCTTCTTTGACGATTGGGCATGCCTTCTGCGGCGGCTCTCGCACTGGAGTGATCCAGACTGGGCGTTCGCGGTGTTTAGCAGGTACATGCACTTGGGTGGCGGTGTCACCGAGCGCATCGGTGACCGACTCTTCTACCTCCCGCCCGAGCGCGAGGGTAGCGCTTCTGACCCGGACTTGCTAAGGAGGAGCTTGGATCAGGGAGTGAGGGATCTTTGCGAGTGGGAGGCCGGCGAAGTGTACGGCTATCTCGTGGAGCGGCTAGTCGAGTGGGTTGACGTCGACGACCCCTCCCGCCGGCGCACCACCTGGGAGAGCAGTGATTCGTGCTGGGGGTATATCGGGTGGGAGTCGGTCACGCAGGCCGCGGCTGCGGCGGTCGATTGCCTACTCATCGAGCGGCCCGACAGCGGGGGGAGTGGTCGTGACGCAAGTTGCTAAGGAGGATAAGGTCCCTCTGGTTCGTGTGTACCTGGTGAGCGCGGAGCGGGTCGGGACCTTCTACGACTTGCTAAGAGGGGCGCTGGCCGCAGCCCAGCCCGCCCAGTCCGACGGGGCCGAGGCGAGCGAGGAGCTACATGCCCTCTGGCGCATCGTCAACCACGTCACAGCGGCCCTGGACGCGAGTCCGGTGGTAAAGGCGAGGCTCCGATGACATACGACATTGCGGTGACCTTGGCCGGTACGACCCTGGTCCTCAGCGCCGATGACCTCGCGGCTGCGGACCGGGCGCTGAGGGCGGTGAAGGCGAGCGACCGCTGGGTGTGGATCGTCGGTGAGACGCGCTCCGCCGTACTCGACGGCTTCGAGTTGGAGCCTGCCGAGATTGACGGCCTGGCCGGCGAGAACGCTGCCAGGGAAGACTACGAGCACATCTACCGGACCCGTTGGGTTCGATATGAGGGCGCTCTCTATCCGGTCGGAGACTTCAGCGCTGATCTTGGTGTCACCCGCGGTACCGGGTTGCCCGAATGGATGCGCGGATGGCACGCCCACCTGACCGACTCCTTTAGCACGGGTTTGCTTTTGCGGCACAACCCCGAGGCCGACGACGTCACGATAGCCCGCTACATCGCTCACTAGGGACGGAGATCAAGGTGCCCGTTTGGCTCGATGAGGTCGACCTGGCCGACGTGATCCATAACGACAAGCTGTCGTTTGAGGAAAAGCGCGACGAGATCGTGGACCGGCTCCGTAATCATAGGTGGGTGCAGGAGTACGGCGAGTGTTCGGTACTGGGTATGGCAGTCAATGAAATGTCGCGGGCGACAGATGTGCAGGAGTTCGACTACTGGTGGTCGGACGTTTATGACATTGCGGATCGCGACCGCGTATGGATCAAATCCTTCTGATAAGCAACCGTGCGTGGATAGTGGTGGCCGGGCTTCCGGCCTGGCCACCGCCACCTGCTGTACGGCAGGGGTTTGCGAAAGGAAAATGCAAGATTGCAAGCCATAAGGCAAGGGGGGGCTTTGAATACCCGGCAGTGCAATCCCAGTAATGCTGAGCTGTTCTTCGAGCGAGAGAAAGAGGAAGAGGCGCGGAGTGCATGCTACGACTGTTCGGTCATGCTCCGTTGCCAGGAGGACGCTCGTTCGGAGGCGCAAATGTTTGGGGTATGGGGCGGCGAAACAGCGGATGAGCGCGTCGTCTGGATAGCCGATAATCACCCGGACCCCGCCGTTGCGAAAAAGGCTCGGAGGGAAGTGAGGCGGCGCGCGAGGTCTGCCGCTGTCAAGAATAGCGCCGCTGGTTGAGTTGCTAGCAAATAGGAGTTATAGAACGATGTCCACCACCACCAAGTTTGTGCACGCCAGCTCGGCAGGAGCGCACTACTTCCGACCCGCCAAGTTCGTTGATGCTTTCGCGCTAATCATGAGGCCCCGCGAGTTTACGCGCACCAGCGTGGACGGCAAGCCCGAGGTGCTGTGTTCAATCCTGATATTCGATACCGAGGACTCGCTGCTGGACGTCGGCCGCCCCACCCGTGTGCTGCCAGACGCGATCGTCAACGTGGGCGTCCTCTACAAACAACTCGCCCGCACCTTCGGCCAGGGCGGCGTGCTCGCCGGGTACGTCGGGCAGGGTGACGTGACCACCTATGGCACAAGGCCGTGGATCATCAAGGATCTCGATCCAGACACCCAGGCGCGCATCGAGCAAGTGTGGGGCGAGGTGGCTGAGAGGGGAGGGCGTCAATGACATACATCACCAGTGACTCCGGTGAGCGGTGCGCCTACCAATCTGGCATGGTGCGCGACACCCAGGACGGCAAGCCCCGCTTTGACCTGCTCATCGCGATCGATCTGCCGTACGACGAGCAGATACTTACACGGCTTGCCCATCTGATGGCACGAGGTGCCGAAAAGTACAGTGACCGAAACTGGGAGAGGGCTCGGGGGCAGGAGGAGCTAGACCGTGCTCGCGCCAGCGCCTTCCGGCACCTCGTGCAGTGGCAATGTGGCGCCCGGGACGAGGACCATGCTGCCGCGGTGATCTTCAACCTGATGCTCGGCGAACTCGTCCGCTACCGAATGCAGACGCCATAGTGCGGTTCGCCACGCGCAAGGAGGAAACCCAGCGGATCATAGACATCCTGGAAAGTGACGACTTCGACACCGCCGAGAGCATGGCCAAGGCACTAATCCTGGAGGTCGCCGACATGCTCTGGTTCCGCGACTGGTACATCCTGGCGGCCAAGTGGAGTGAGAACGTGGTCGCGTTCGGCCCGTTCGCGAGCGAGGCCGAGGCCCGCACGCTAGGCACTAAGTGGCAGGGCGCCTTAGTCCCAAATGACCCAACAAAGTGGGGGGTCGTCCAAGTCCGGGGGCTCGGTAACACCGCAGAGCGGCGCGAAGGCGGTGGGTTTGGATATTGCGTGACCGACGGATGTGGTCATCCCGCCTGGGCGCACAGTGCGGTTGGCTCGTCCCGGGGCTACTGCATCCTGTGTGGACGGGGCACCTGCCAGAAGTACACGCAGGCAGCTAGGAAAAAGCAGAAGAAGTAGGCGGATTGGGCAGATGGCAAGCGGGCCGGGCCTACGGGTTCGGATCGCTTGCTATCTCGCATCTAGGGAGGAAGATGCCGAAGCAGGTTGAATGGGATGAAATAGCGCCGGCTGGGCCGCATGAAGTGCGTGGCCTGACCTACCACCCGCGCAGGGGGCCAGACGTGGGCGTGGAGCCGCGTTGGCAGGTGTTCCGCGATGGCGCCTTCGCGCCCATCGGCTACATCCAGGGGCACCTGTGCCCCGACAATGGGGAGCCGCGCCTGATGCTATTCGACCAGGGCGGTGACCGGATCGGCCCGAGGGCACCTAAGCGGCGGCACGAGAAGTGCACATACTGCACTCTCGGCCTACGGAACGCACTCGTCGTGCTCGCGTTGACGTACGACGGGCCGGTCGAGTAG